CCGTGCCCGGCGATGCCGTGTAGAGGCCGACATAGGTATTGGTCAGCGGCGACGATGACGCATTGTCAGCGACGTTCGCCCATGCCGTCGCGCGGTACATGAGATTGATGATCGAATTGCAGGTCAAGGTGGACTTAGGCATGTCTGATCCTTACGCGGGCGGCCACGCCCATCTAGCTTTCCGTGACAGTTGATGCCGATTTAACAAGCGGAACAGCGCCAACCGCCATCGGCACATTAGGCTTTAGGATGCCGACATAAAGCAGTTTACCAGCGCCGTTCAAAGCCGTGCCGATCCCAACGTGAGTTATGGTCTCGCCGGGCGACGACAAACACTCGGGAAAGTTAATATCAGCAGCCGGTGAAACTGCGTTTCCATTAACCGTAAAACCCGCGCCCCGCGTTACAGCCCGCCGCGCATAGGGGTAATAAGCCGTCTCATTGGTTGTCTGGTTGCCCGCGTCACCAGGATCGGCAGTGTGGAGGCTTAGGTACAGGCTGCCCGCGACAACGCTGCCCCGAAGGCCGCCCGCATCGCCAACACCAGCAAAGTCAATATTTCTAAACAGAAGATTAAGAAGCCCGGTCTCCCAAGCGTCCGTCTTACTCATTGATGCCCGTGACCTTCACGGTTTTGTTTTTCTTAAACGACTCAATGCGGCCTTTTTCGTCGCGCAAAACCCTCGTCTCGCCTTCGTCAACCGAAATCTGGGCAGACAAGGTTACGGCGGGCGCGGCGACGTTCACTGTCGGCGCGGCAACATTTACGTTGGGCGCGGGGGCCGCCATTACCTTGACGTTCGGAGCCTCGACGAAGGTTTCAGGCAGCGTCACATTGACCGCTGCCGGATTGAATGTAATGGGGGCTTGGTTGATCGTGATGTTATTTTGTTTTTGTGCTTCTGGTTCTGGCGCGTTGGGCGGATCGTCAGAAGGGGCCGTCTCGCCGTTGCCCATGTTCAGCGGGCGCAGCGGCAGATCGAGGCCGTCCAGCGGGTTCATTTCTTCAAAGCCACGGGCTTCGTTGCGGGTCATCCAGCCGTCCTTGATGCCCGCGCCGTAGAGCGCAGCACGCGCCGCAGCGTCACCGCGCAGCAGCCCAGCCGTGATGAATTTGGTGAAAATCTTGTCGTCCGCCGAACCACCCAACAGGTTTTTGTCGGCGCTCAATTCCAGCCGCGAATACCAGGGCCCCAACGTGTGCATGACGTGAGCCAGAAACATTTGCTCGGCAGAGGCGTAAGTGGCCGCCTTGTCCGCACGTCCCACCATGATCGGCAGCACACGGAACGCCCGGCAGATTTCCTCGACCTGGAACCCACGCAACTCAAGCAACTGCGCGTCTTCATGCGTCTGCGAGATTGGGTTGAACTTCATCCCGTCTTCAAGGATGCCCGTCTTTCCTGCATTCCCCGCGCCGGAGTAGTTCGCTTCCCACGTTTCGCGCAGCCGCTTCAACGCTTCGTCTGACAGTTTCGCCGGATACTCCAGAACGCCAGAAAGGCGCGTGCCCTGCTTGAACGCGCGCGATTCCGTTTCCTCGCTCGCCATGCCAAGGCCGATGGCCTCGCGGGCCAGCTTGATGGCCTCCATGCCGAACCAGCCGTTCCACGACAGCCCGCGCATATGCCACATGCGATCCGAAGGAACGACAATCTGCCGACCGTCTTCCGTGTTTACTTTGTAGGTGAGCGAATAGTCTTCGTTGCGCTGCACCGTGACGGTCTGCGGCTCAAACGGCAGCAATTCAATCACCTGCCCGCGTGCGTTCATGTTCTTGAATACAAAGGCATTCGAGCACAGCGCCAGGTGCGCCATGATCTGCTCGCGGAACTCGTAGCTGGTCTGCCACGGGTTCGGCTTGTAACTCAGCAGATCATACGCCCAATGGTCGCGGGCGACTTCCCGGCCCTTGCCGTCTGCCGTTTCCCGGTAAACTTTCCACGGCACCTGCGCGATGCCATCCGCCAGAACGCGAACACACGCAAGAACCGTTGTGACTTCAAGCGCGGACTTCCACGTTACAACCTGCCCTGACTTCGCCGGAGGGGCGCTGTAAAGTTCGCGCAGGAGGTCGTCAATCGACGCGGCCTTTTGCTCGGGACGCCAGAATGCGAGACGCTGCATCAATCCCATGCGCGCCCCTTTCTCATACCGCTAGCAGGCCGCGCGCTTCATACGCCGACGCTGTAACCTCTTCACTCAGCATCACACCAACGGCCATCGCCAACGCGACAAAGCCGTCGATCTTGTCCTGGCTGTTCTTGCGATCCGGGGCCACGTTGTTGTTCGCGTCCCGCCGCGCCACCACGTTCGACGCCATCCATGCAAGGACAGGATCGCCGCCGTGGTCGATCAGCCCCGCCGTAATCACCCGCTGCAATTCCTGCATCGGCGCGGCAAAGGACGGGACGCCCTGCCGAAACTCAACCATCGGGGCCGACTTGCCCACTAACCGGTTTACCAAATCCCGCGCGTTCCACGGGTCATAGGCAAACTTCTCAATCCGGTTGTCTTTCAAGTCCCGGTCAAGATCGGCCTCGACAAACTCGTAATCGCACACGTCTCCGGGCGTGACCTGTAGCCAGCCCTCTTGCACCCAACGCTTGTACGGCAGGGATGCGCGGCGTTCGCGTTCCTCAACCTGTCGCTCGGGAACCCAATAGCGCCCCCGCACAAGCAAACGCCCGTCCTTGCGCGCCACCAGCACGCGGGCCGTGATATCCGACACCGACGCAAGGTCAATCGCAGCAAAGACGGGAAGCCCGTCGAAAGCAGCCGGGACAGCAGCCCCGCGCTTCCACAATTCCATATTGGCCCAGCCGTTTTTGGCTGAAGTCCAGATATTCAATCGCTTGGTCTGGAACTCGCCCATCGAGTCGGGCGAGGCCACCGCTTCCTTGGCATAGGAGCGCATGGATTCGACCGTCGGCGTTACCCCCAGCATGGGGTTCGCCTTGGGCCAGACCGCTTCGTCTAGGGGGTTGTCCCCTTCGTCCAAGGTAAAGATGACGCCGAAGTAATGATCGGCATCAACAATCCCCTCTAGAATCTTGGTTAACAGGGTCCGTTGCTCGTAGCAGACGCCCTGGTCGTTGTAGCCAGCCGTCGTGATAATCCACAGCAGCGGGTTCTTGCGCGATCCAAACGCAGACCGGATCACGTCATACAGGCCGCGATCCTTGTGCGCGTGCAACTCGTCAAGGATGCCGACGTGCGGGTTGTGACCGTCCTGCGTCGAACTCTTGGCGTTGATTGTCTGGATATACCCGCCTGAATCCTGGCAGGTGATCGATCGCGCCCAAGCCTCGACGCCGAACGCATCTCGCAACTGCGCGGTGCGCTTGACCATCTGCTGCGCGGGCTTGAATACCTTGCTCGCCTGCTCGCCCGTCGTCGCGCCGATGACAATCTGCGGGCCAACCTCGCCCTCGCATGTCAGGCAATAGAGCGACACGCCAGCAGTCAGGGTGCTCTTGGCCCCCTTGCGGGCCATCTCGATATAGACGGTGGAGAACCGCCGGAGCCCGTCAGCCTTCCGCCGCCACCCGAACACCACGCACAGGATGAAAACCTGCGGCGGTTCGAGCGTAATAGTCTTCGATTCCCACGAACCCTCGATATGAGGGAGAGCCGCGATGAAGTTGCAAACGTGTTCTGCGTCTGCCGCGACGTACTCGTAAGCCCAATTCTTCCGCTTCAGGTCGTCAAGGTGCCGCTGCGCCGCGAGCCTGACCCACTTGCAATGCTTCCGGCCCTTCCGGTCCGCCGCCGCTTCCTTGGCAAAGGCCAGGGCGACAGCGGTATAGCTACCGTCGCTTGGTGAAGGGGTTGCCGTCCGGCTTCGGCGGCGGGGCTCGCCCGACGCGCGACTTTGGACCTGCAATTCCTAGCAACTCCGACAGACGACGCAGCTCCGTGATTGATGACATGGGCGGGGTTTCATCCGATGCAAAGCACTGATCCACCGCCGCCTTTAGGTGGCAGTAAACGCCGAACAAACCCGAGTCCAATTCAACGACGCCCGCCGCCATGACGCGCGGCAGTTCTGTTTCCCACACAACCTGCGCGCTCGGTGTCAGCGCGGGGGCAAGCGGCGGATCGCTCGGAACAACAATTTCCACGCGCTCTCCGTCCCGCCAAGGCTGCAAAGTTCCCCTTGCCTCCTTCACGGAAGGCGGCGTAGGCTTGGTTCCTCGCTGCAAAATCTAACTCCCCTGAAAACCTTTAGCCGGGAACGCAGGATTTTTCTTGCCAGCCCGCTT